TGCGCCTTCCTGCCAGTAAATCGACAGGTTATCGAGGCGTTGAATCATCATTGCGTTGGCCGGGAAGTAAGGCACAGACACGGCCGGCAAACCGCCGATGCGCTTCTGACTCACGATCATGTCGGCCGCCGCTTGCTCGGTCGGCTTGTTGTCCTGATTCAGAATCGGGAAATACTTATCGTGCAGTAGCTCACGGCCGCAGATCACGACGAGCGCCGTATCTTCGCGGTGCCATGCGTCGACAAGGCTGTTCACCGCGTCATAGACCAGTGCATCGAGATTGGCGTAATCGCCTCCGGCACCGACTTGCACCTTTCCGGCCGCCTTGCCGTGATCCATCACGCGCTTGGCAGCTTCAGCGCGATACGCCTGCAGCCAGCCGATATTCACGTCTTGCAGCAGCGGGTTTGCGTTACGGTCGGACGTTGCCGAACGCTTGACGCCGTTGAAACCGATCGTGATGCGATCGAGCGCCATGCGCTGCACGATCGCGTCGCGCAAGCGGGTTTGAAAGTCGGGAAACTTCGCCCATGCGTCGAGCTTCGCATACGGCACATGCGAATCGAAGTTCGTTTGTGACGCGAAATACTTGCTCGAATCGATATCGGTCGGGTCGACCGTCTCGCGGTCTTTTACCTTGGTGTCGGTCGTGCTCGCGATGGGGCCGCCGATGCCGAGGCCGAGCTTTTCGCCTTGTTGCTCAGTCACGGGCATGACGTTGATTTTCGACAGGAGCGTGCTCGATTCCTGAATCTTGGTTTCGAGCTTTTGCTGCACGCTCGGGTCAACCGCAAACTTGACGGCCGCGCTCGGCACGCCGTTGAGCTTGGCGATTGCCTCCAGATACGCATTGAACGCAAGGCGGGTTTTGTTCTGCATGTGTGTTGCTCCGAAAAGTCGGGGTAGATGCCGGGGGGCTGGTTAGCAGTCGGTGACGATCGCGCCGTCGCCGCCCGTGGTCGTCGGGCGTTGGGGCTGGCCGTTGCCGGTGGTCGAGAGCTGCACTTGCAGCTCGTCGAACGCTTTGCGATCCGCTTCGCGTGCCTGGGTCAGCGCGGCGATCTGCTTTTCGAGATGGTCAACGCGGCCGGCGCTTGTCGCATGTGCTTCGGCTTGAGCTGCGCCGTGCGTTGCGAGTTCTTCGACCGCTTGTGCCATGTCAGCGAAACGCGTGTCATCGGTCGCGGCCTTTCTCTGCGCGAGGCCGAGCACTTCCTTAACGCGGGCGAACAGGGTCGGCAGCGTCGGCGTTTCGACCGTCTCGATTTCAAACTCGATCAGGGTTTCGTCGGCGACGCTGAAAAGGTTTGTCGTGCTTACCTTGCGGCCACTGAAGGGAGAGGCCGCCGGGTTCTGTGCTGCGAACGACAGAATCTCGGTGCCGAGGCTTGCGGGGCTATCGGTCACGGCCAGTCCGATCAGATACGCCTGTTTGGTGTCGGCGAACGACGGGTCGATTTCGCACGAGGTGTAAATCTTCTGCTTGGCCTTCGTCATCGCAACGAGGTCAGGCGTCGGCGAAATCTGTGCATACAGGCCGAGCTTTCCGGCGAGCGGGCCGGTTTCGTCGCGGGTTTCAAGTGCGATCACATCGCCGTATGCCTTGAACGGCCCATCGGGAACGATGCCGCGATAGTGTTCGAGATTGATGCGAGCGCCGTAAATCTCAGGGTTGTAGTTCTTCGCCATTTGCGAAAGCCATTCGCGGGCGATGGTGCGGCCGTCAGTCGTTGCGCCTTCAACGGCGATGCGAAAAAACCGGGATGCCGTGTATCTGATTGCGCTCGATGTAGAGCCGGATGCCGCTGCAGCGACCGAACCGATACCGAATGCGCCGAGGCCGTGCGCGGTGAAATCGGCGTGATTCAGAACGGTGCTCGCGGCGAGCGTCGCCGCGTGTGCGTCCATTGTGAAAGCGAACGCGATCGCCGCAACGGTGAACGACATAAGCGACAGCTTGCGAGATTGCATCGTCAGGTCTCCAACAGGTTCGAGGGGGGCGTCGTGAGTTCACAGTTTGCTTTCGGGCGGCTCGCGCCTCAACGATTGGCATCTGTTTCCGCTTTGGATACATGCACTTAGGCGTGCTTGCGCGCGCGCGACGCGGGAAACTCGGGGCCATGCTAGAAACTGCCGACATTGCCCCTGTGCTCGAATCGAACGCCGACCCCCGCCGTATAGCCCGCGCGCTTTACTGGCAAGGTTGGCGCGTCACGTCTATCGCGCGTCACATGGAAATGAAGCGTGCGACGGTCGAGGCATGGAAACAGCGCGACGAGTGGGACAAGGCACCGGCGATCGAGCGCATCGAGTCGTCGCTTGAAACGCGCCTGATGGTTTTGATCGCAAAGGATCGGAAAGAGGGCGGGGACTTCAAGGAAATCGACCTGCTCGGCCGGCAGGTTGAGCGCCTTGCTCGCGTGCGCAAATACGGCGAAACGGGGAAAGAGAGCGATCTAAACCCGAACATCGAGGCACGCAACAAGGCACCGCGCAAGGAGAAGCCCGCGCGCAATGCGTTTAGTGACGAACAGGCCGAGCGGCTTCGCGAGGCGTTTCTCGATTCTCTGTTCGGCTATCAGAAGGTCTGGTATCGGCAGGGCCATCAGCGCACGCGCAACTTGCTCAAGTCACGGCAGATCGGCGCGACCTGGTATTTCGCACGCGAGGCACTGGACGATGCGCTGACGACCGGCCGCAACCAGATTTTCCTGTCGGCCAGCAAGGCACAGGCGCATGTTTTCCGGCAGTACATATGCCAGTTTGCCCGCGAGGCCGCAGACGTCGAATTGACCGGCGAGCCGATCATCTTGCCGAATGAAGCGATCCTTTATTTTCTCGGCACCAATGCCAAAACCGCGCAGAGCTATCACGGCAACTTCTATTTCGATGAGTACTTCTGGGTGAGCGGCTTTCGCCAGCTCAACAAGGTCGCATCGGGCATGGCGATGCACAAGAAATGGCGCAAGACGTATTTCTCAACGCCATCGAGCATGCAGCACGAGGCCTATCCGTTCTGGACCGGCGACCATTACAACCGGGGCCGCGCCAAGGTCGATCATCTGCATCTGGACGTGACGCACAAGGCACTCGCCAGCGGTCGTCTCTGCGAGGACCGGCAATGGCGGCAGATCGTGACGGTCGAGGATGCCCTCGCAGGCGGTTGTGATCTGTTCGATATCGACGAGCTGCGGCTTGAATACAGCGCGCAGGAATACGCCAATCTCCTGATGTGCCAGTTTATCGACGATACGGCGTCGATATTCCCGCTCGCGGATCTGCAGCGCTGCATGGTCGACTCGTGGGACGCATGGGCTGACGACTTCAAACCGCTCGCGCCGCGGCCTTTCGGCTATCGGCCCGTCTGGGTGGGCTATGACCCTGCGCTATCCGGCGATTCTGCCGGCCTAATCGTAGTCGCGCCGCCGGCCGTGCCCGGTGGCAAGTTTCGCGTGCTGCACAAATACCAGTGGCGCGGGATGGATTTCGAGGCACAGGCGGAGAGCATTCGGCAGGTCACACAGCAATACAACGTTGCCTATATGGCGATCGATACGACAGGCATCGGGCAGGGCGTTTATCAGCTCGTCAGGCAGTTCTATCCGAACGCGATCGCGCTCAACTATTCGCCAGAGGTAAAGGGCCGTCTCGTGCTCAAAGGCCTGTCTGTGGTCGGCAAGGGCCGGCTCGAATTCGATGCCGGATGGACGGACCTCGCGCAATCGTTCATGGCTATACGCAAAACAATGACCGCGAGCGGCAAGAAAGTGACGTATGAGGCGAGCCGCAGCGAGGAAACAGGGCACGCGGACCTTGCATGGGCGTGCCTGCACGCGCTTGGCAATGAACCGTTAGAGGGTGTCACCGCCAACAATACCGGCTTTATGGAGTTCTCAAATTGAGCAAGCGAAACCGCCACAACCACAACACGCACGACGCACCGCCCTCTCCACCAATCACGGCCGTTCATTCGGCGCAGCCGAGGGCCGAGGCCTTCACCTTCGGCGACGCGGTGCCGGTGATGGATCGGGCCGAGATTCTTGATTACGTTGAAACGTGGTCGGCCGGTAACTGGTTCGAGCCGCCGGTGTCGTGGTCGGGCCTTGCAAAGACGTTTCGCGCGGGCGTGCATCACGGCTCCGCGATCTACTTCAAACGCAACGTGCTATCGGCGACATTCGTCCCTCACAGGTTGCTTTCGCGCGAGGAGTTCGACAAGTGGGCGCTCGATTTCCTCACGTTCGGCAATGGCTACCTTGAGCGGCAAGACAACCGGCTCGGCAAGCCGCTCGCGCTCAAACGAGCGCCGGCGAAGTATCTGCGCCGCGCGACTGATCTACAGCGCTTTTATCAGGTCAACGGCTGGCAGACTTCACATGAGTTTGCGGTCGGTTCGGTGCATCACCTGATGGAACCGGACATTAACCAGGAGGTGTACGGCTTGCCTGAATATCTCGGCGCGTTGCATGCGGCATGGTTAAACGAATCGGCGACGCTGTTCCGCCGGCGCTATTACGAGAATGGCTCGCACGCCGGATTCATCCTGTACATGACAGACGCGGCGCAGAGTCAAACCGATGTCGACAACATGCGCGAGGCCTTGAAAAACAGCAAGGGACCGGGCAATTTCCGCAATCTGTTCATGTACGCACCGAACGGCAAGAAAGACGGTATCCAGCTCATTCCCGTGTCCGAGGTCACTGCGAAAGACGAGTTTTTCAATATCAAGAATGTGACGCGCGACGACTTGCTAGCGGCGCATCGCATCCCCCCGCAGCTCATGGGGATCGTGCCGAGTAATACAGGGGGCTTTGGCGCGGCTGACACTGCCGCCGAGGTCTTCGGGCGAAACGAAATCGAACCGCTGCAACGGCGGTTCGCGCAGCTCAACGACTGGATCGGCGAGGAGGTTGTGCGCTTCAATCCGTATTCAATCACGACCCCGCGGGGGGCTAATCGATGAAGGATTCACGCTGTCGGTTGCGAAGAGAATGGTAATTGCGGGTGCCTTGTATCTGTGGTCTTGGGCTGATCCGTTCAGTGAATTTGAAGAGGGAGCGATGCTTACGCTGTGGCTTTTCGATTCCTTTTGGAAGGGTTTCCGACCATCGTCGAGCCGTGGACTTCGGACACGTAAGTTAGATAGTCGCCCAGCCAGAACAGCTTGGCGTCTGTGCGTTGCGCTTCTACGCTATCGTGGTCGCCACCGCCCAACTGTCGCAACAGATGTCCTTGTACTACACGAACCACTGTATTCGAAACAAGGCCCGGTCGTGGTGGCTTTGACATCCACGGGCTGAGCACGTCGACGTGATATTGGTTGTCGAAGTCGTGTCGGAAGTAGCACGCTAACCCCCGATGGAGATCGCGATGAGTATTATGGTTCTTGATTTGGAGGAACCGCTGCGCGAGTTGATACGGGACAATGATCCTCGGGTACAACGCCAACTGGCTTTCTAGTTTGTAGGCAGCAATCATTGCCGGACCGAAAATCGTCGCTTTCTTGTGGTAGAGGTTTCCGGTCGTGATTGCTCCACGACAGAAGATGCCCTTCTGGAATAGTGCGGCGGCTAGGTAAGCTGTGTTGTGAACAAGCGCCAGGATGCCATCATCAGTTAGTTCGGCCGAGAACACGACTGAGTCTGAAAACATAGTGTGCTGCAATGGACAGTTGGGAATCCCTTCCAGGTTTCTCAAACGACGCTGGATGATCCTCATTGCTTGCAGGATCGTTTCCACCTTGTCCTTTCGCACTAGCTCCGTGAACCCGAGAATGTCGATAAACGCGATGACGCGTTCTTGGTAGGTCGTCGAGGACATTTATCAGCCTCAATTGATGAATGGTGCGGTTCGGCTTGCGAATAGGTTCCGCTGTCGTGCCCTATGTTAATGCGCTTCGGATCTCCAGCGGCAAGCGAGCAAGTTCGAAATTCCCTGAGACGACGCTCACTGTCCATACCCCTGCGGATGTAGCGGAAAACTGCAACGGTATGGCGTGAGAAACGCTCGATGCCGGGCTTGGATCATCGGTGGTGACCAGGATAGGGATGCGCAGTATTTCCTTGCCAGTTGGATTTTTCACCGTTACGAACAACGCAATTGACAAGGGCCGTGCGACCTTGCCAGTTGAGACGACGCAAAATGCAAACCAGCGGACGTCTATCGGCAGTTCTGGTAGGGGACAAAATGACCACCCGGCGCTTAAGAGATTGACGACCCCATCGCGTATCTGCACGACATCCGCGGTCAACAAAGTTGACAAGGCCAGCCCCGCGCCGACGTCATCGGACGTCGCCTCACGTGCGCCGGGGGGAATAGCCGTTCCGGTACGTCCAGCAACTCCTCCGGTCGCATGGATTGTTCGCAGTACGCGACCGTCAGCAGCGACAAAATGAACCAGTGTGTCGCTCCCGTCTTGGCCGTGTGCGCCGGGAAACCGGCTTCCTTCGCCGCCTTCTCCGATCGTGAATTCAAGGCGCTCGAACCCTTGAGACCTGAGAATCGCTAATTCGTCGCGAGAGACATGGGCCATTACGTGTTCGCCGCCGCCTCCGCCGTCACCACCAACTGCATTTTCCCCAATCGCGCCACC